TCTCCATCTTAAACAATGGAATGAGCCTATTGTGCGTGCCTAAAGTTTTGCCTACTGTTCTTCCGATTCTTTCTTGGAGCGTTTCCATTTTAGTTTCTCGAATACTTTACGTTTCTCAATCTTCTCTGCTTCTAAAGTCCCTATAGGAACGAGATTCGCAGGAACGTAATAAACATCCCCACCTTCGTAAGGCTCTTTGCCTTCCGCAACCAATATCTCATTAGCTGTCCTTGCTCCCATATTGAAATAAGCTTGGTCTATCTCTGCCTGAACTTTCTTGTCCCTAATATCGATGTCCAAGAACTCAAAGGCAAAAGAAGTAATCTGAAATCCTTCCCAAAGTAAAAGCTCATTTATAACCCAAGTAAAATCCCTCTGTCTCGGATTGATAACTGAGTCAAGATAAATCCTGTCTACGTCCTCTGCTACTGTTCCCCCAAGCTGACCTTTCTCAATGATTGAAGCTCGATAAGGCGGAACGTGATGTGCTGTTAATACATCATCCCTGTTGTCTTTTCTATACACTCTGAATGATGCTTCTTTAGCCTCAACAGATAACCTCTCAAACTTAACCGTTGCTCCCTCAGGCGTAGAGAATATCATCGTCCTGTGAGGATTCCTCTTAATCTCGGTCTCGAAATAAGCCTGTATCTCCTTCTTCAAATCGGCATCCATATCTACGCCTTCCAAAATAACGGCATAGGCAGGTATTCCGTGATTCGAAAAGAAATCGAGATTATATTCCTTCTCCTTCATCTCGCCATACATCTGAAAGAGAGCAGGCAACCATTCAGGCAACCCATAATAAGAAGACCTGTAGGTATGCTGTTTTAGCTGAATCAATTCTGTCCCTGCCATATCAGGGTCTACAGCATCAGAAAAGACTCCTGTCTCTTTATTGAGAATCCTTGGGTCTCCCCACTTCTTAAAATATACTTTATTTATTCCTATCTTCTGAACCCATTTCTCTTTGTCTTTGGTAAGTCTAATCGTAGTAGCATTAACGTGATAAAGAGCTTTGATTCCTTCTTCCTTTGTAGGGTCTCTAACTACTTCGAAATAGCCATTGCCACACGCTTCATAATCAAGCATAACCTTCTTGCAGACTGAAGTAATATCTTCTTCTTCATTACACTTATTAAAGAAATCCATCAACTTGCTATAATCTTCATCCGTAGGCTTCTCTCCTTCTACTTCCTTGAGCTTCCAACCAATCCCTACAGCATCCTGAACCTTAACCCTTACGCAAGAGGAATGAATTACAGAAATATCGAGCCAACTCATCAACTTCAGAAGGTTATAAGGAGGGTCTATAACATCTACCGCCCACTTACCTTCTTCGGTAAATTGCCTTGTCTGCGGTATCTCATACTTCTTCAACTCTACCTCATCAAACATCTTACCGCCTGTAGTCATAAACACTTTTGTTACTTTAGCATCTCTTTTATTAGTCATAGCTCATCACTCCTTATACTATTGATAGTCCTGCTTTTCTAAAGCCTTTTTCTTTGACCACCAAAGCGTAAACGACTCCTGCTACTGCATCGGCAATATCCTTACTTCCTTTTGGCGGATGGTCAACTTTCTTCCCCTTTATCAGCTCAAGTCTTTTCAGCTCATCCAAGAACGGAGTATACTTATAGTATCTGACAAGACCTTGATAAATCTCTTCCTTCATTGTCTCATAAGCATCAAGACCTTCAACCGACTGCTTGCCTGCTGAGAAGCCGAGCTTCTTCAACTGCTGTATCGAACTCGCACTCTGAAATTGGTCATAGGTAACTCCTGAGATTTTGAACCCCTTATCCCTAATCTCTTTTATTAAATCTATTACTCCTTGAATATCGACCTCTTCCCCTTTGGTAGGCTTTATCCTGTGCATCAAATCTATCACCGCTAATCCCTGCTCGTAATGTCCCATAGCCATACCGCAGGCATCGTGAGTAAGTCCAAGGTCTATGTGTAGGTAGTATTTCCTCCCTGAGAACCCCTTAAAAGATGCCTTTAATCGCCCAAATTCATCGAAAGGATGGCTTATTTTGATTGTTTCGACTCCTTGGTCATCCTTTACAGGAGAACGCTCTATGAGGCAGTTTTCGACCGCAGTCCAATTCTTCATATACGGCTCAAGAGCTAAGCTCGCAATACCTCCCAAATCCCTCCAAGACTTCTCAGGATTCTTCTCAAAATCCCTCTTATACTTGTTCGGTATCTGCTCTCCCCTCAGCTCAAAGGTATCCCCATCCTCAATAGCCTTAATATCCTCAGGTATCACTTCCCAAATCTTATGCCTGCGAACAAACGTCAAAGGGTCATCCTCCCCTTCCTTCGCTTTCCGCTCAATGAAGTCATCTATGTATCGTGGCGAGCTAATCATAACAAGCAAGCCATTCTTATTGAACCGAGATTGTATCCTTCTCTTTAATGTGTAGAATATATCTTCAGCGACATCGTGAGCTTCTGTCTCTGTGTAGAATGCGGACTCATCCATTATTCCTACTATCAAATTAAACCCTAATGGAAATGTCGAAGCGGAATTAGCAGGTATGATATTGACTCCTTTATGGAATCGAAGCTCTGATAATATCGTAGGGTCAGGCTTGCCGTATTTCTGAAACCAAATGCTATTAAGGATTCGGCTCTTTACTTCTCCGAAAACGACCTTCTTAGCCTGAAGTCCATTAACTGACATATTCATAATCGTGGCAACTGAAGTAGGGTCAAGGTTAAAGGCGGTCAACGGATTCTCAAGGCACAGCAAATTATATGTAAAATAAGATATGATAATCGAAGTTTTGTAACTCTTCCCTGTTCCAATAGCCTCATCAAATACCGCTTCTTCATAAGGACAGAAAGCGAACGAATTCTCATCGCAGAACAACGCCCTCAAATCCTCCATCACCGCAGGTCTGATATAAGCTCCAAGATTCAAGAACCTATCTGACATAACGAACTCTTCTATGCAAACAGGCTTCTCCAAATACTCCATTCCTTCAAGGCTTCGCTCAGCCAAGAACAGAGCCGTCTGCACCTGCTCAGGAGTCTTCATCACTTCTGTCAACTTTGGTAGCTCTTGTGTATTGATTTCTTGCATCATAAGAATCTATTGTTACCGCTCTTTCCCCTATATACTATCAACTCGTAAACCCAAACCAAGCAACATACCAATGTCCAAACCGCCAAGAACACTACACCTAAGGCTAATTTGATATATCGCATTTCTAAGCTCCATCTCTTACTCCACCATCTTCCACCACAGCCTGCACGCTTTCCTCTGTTCTAACATTCTCTGCTTCTATTACCTTTTCCTTCTTCCCTTCAAAGCTTCTCTCCATCCCCCTCAACGTAGCTATCAACGTCTTCTTCTGCTCAGGACTGTATGTCTTCACAACCTGTCTAATCTGTGCCGTCTCCATCTCATTCGTGACCTGAACATCTCCCTGCCCTGTAGTTATCTGCTGATTCAACTTCACTAAGTTTCTTCTATCTTGCCACAACTCAGGAGCTTGATTCGTCAACCAAAATATAGATGCAGTCATATTGCCTCTCAAGGCTTGATTATAGACTGATTTCGTGACACTAATCGTAGCATTCATCTTCCCTTTTTTTATAGCCTGACATAATTCGCTGTTCCGCTTCTTCCATCTTGCCAATGTCCGAGGACTTATATCCCAATATGTGCAGAGATTTTCTTCCGTAAACCCAAGTCCTGCAAGGAGTTTCGCATCTCCCATCAAATCTTCCCTAAATTTAGTCGGTCTACCTGCACCCATTACCTACTCCTTAATTTTGTCATTTTTGAGTTTCTCCATTTCGAACCCTAAACACTTGATGCTTCCCTGTGGAAAGAACCCCCTAATCTTGGTCACTTTGTAGCCTGTCATCGCTTCTACCTTATGGAATAACCTTCCCCAAAAGAACTCCTGATGCTTGTGCAAATCAGGTATCTTCATCCTCTTAGGTATATTCAGGCAGGCTTTCTGAAGCGTAGATGCCATCCTGAACCTACCCTTATGGTAAGTAGCATCGGTCAAAACAAAGGTCTTCCTACCACTTCCTTCCAACCGAACGATGATATTAAAGAACAACTCCCAAGGCGACTTGTCCGAATCTATGTCAAAGTAATTATAAGCATCCAAATCATCTGTGAATATCCCTAATCTATTGTCCTTCTTCTTCGTGGTATCCACGAACTTATACGGATATTCCTTGTGACTCTCTACCCTACCGCTCTCTTTATAGCACTTCTTAAATATCGCCCTATCACCCTCCTGAAAGAACTCAAGGATTCTATTCTTCTTGTGCAGAGCCATCATCTCCCTGCGTAGTAATGTCTTCCCTGCTATAAGATAACCGTTATCTATCATATCTTTCTGCAAAACGGACAGTCAGGGTCTTTGTGTCTCTGAACCAAGACCTCATCTGCTTTCCTCTCAGAATACTGTTCCACAAAATCATAAAGACCACTCACACAATCAGCACAAAAAGCCACTCTTTTCCCACCTACAAATCCCAACTTACCTCCGTGCCTAATAGGATTGAAGCTATTCCTACATATTGAACACTTCTTCAAAATCGAAGTTAGCGTCTTCGGTCTGTCGCTCATTACTTACCCCTCTTTTGCGACTTCTACCTTGATTCCCTTAACACCTCTCAACGGCTGTAAGGCTTCTATCACCTTATGCCTAAGAGAATCATCAAATCTTAGGACTACCCAATTCGGCTCATATATATCCTCAAAAAGAACATCCTCAAGAGTAGGTATCTCTTCATTAAGCTTGAACATCAGCTCTACATCAAGACCTACCAACCTGAGCAATTCGTCATCCAAATTAGCAAGCAAGTCTAAATCATTATGCCCTGTGTTATTATTAAGCCTCAGATTCAGCTCCTGCTCAGTCTTCAGGTCTTCGATGTAAACATACACTACAGGTATCTTCTCTATTCCTAAAGACTTGGCAACCCTTAACCGCAGATGCCCACCAATTACAATGTTCTTTCTCTGCTCAGCACCATTGACTATCAAAGGGTCAACGATTCCAAACTTATGAACCGATGCCTTGATATTCAAAAACTCTTCATCTGTCACAGAACGAGGATTATACTCTGAGTCTTTCAGAGTCCCTGCTTCTACTTCTACAATTTCTAACTTCTTCTTTTCTTCTTTCGGAGTTTTAGATTCTGTCATCTCGCCTCCCTAAAAACAAAAAAGACTAACCGCAACTATTCAGTTAGCCTCCTATATTCTTTCAGTCTCAGGGTATAAAAAACCGTCATCACTTCCTCCTATTCGAAGAAAGCAGACATCCCTAAGATGATTATTATTATTATATCTCAAGTTTTCTCTTTTGTCAAGCTTTTTCAGCTTCTTGTTTGTCTTTACTCTCTGTATTGTTTTCTTTATCCCAAGCTGACTGTGCTTCTTTGAGCCTATTCCATACCCTTATTACTAACTCATTAGCTTGAGGGTCAGGAGTATGCTCGTTCCAACACTTCATCAAGAACTTAAAATCCTCATACTCAAGCTTCGCCTTCTCCGCTTCTCCAACCTTGATAGCATTCATCAAATCTGAGCGAACCTTGTAAAGCTGACTATGCTCCGCCATCTTCAAACCATTCGACTTCTTGCCTTTTTGAACAATAGCATTAACTGCTACACTCACGAACAACTCCTCAGGTTTCATATCCTTCGGAAGATTCGTCAGTCCCTCTGACTCAATCTTCATATTGATGTAGAAGGGATTCTTCTCTTCATTCTTGCTCATAATGAGCCTCCTTTTTTCTGACTTCCATCTAAGCGTTTCTTACCTTCAGCAATAAGCATCGCTTCGATTCTGTCTCTAATGTTAGGCATTACAAATCCTTCATCCTCTAATTTCTTTGTAGATAAAATACAATTCGACCTACCTGCTTTCAAGGTCTTCGCCAATGCTTCATAGCTTATAATCTCATACTTCAAATCCTTATAGACCCACTTCTTATACATCTCCAATATTTCTTCGTTCGTCATCGAACCTTTATTAACGACATTCCACGTTCCTGTATGTCCTTTCTCAGCCAAGAACTTAATCGCTTCCACCAAGTCTGCAAGGTAAGTCATCGAATTCGGCAGGCTACAAATCGGCTTGCCTGCATAAGTATATTTCAAAAGCTTTGAAATCAGACTCCTGTCACCCATATACTCATCAATCGGCATCCTGATTCTTAAAACACAACACTCAGAGAAACCCTCCAAGATGTCCTGAGACCATTTCTTTGTCCTTGCATAAAAGCTTCCATCAAAATCAGGAACGTCTTCTTCTGTATAATCTTGGTCATACCCATCATAAATACAACCACTCCCTATGTGAATCCAATACTGCTTTATCTCATAACACAGCTCGGCTATCATAGTAGGTATCCCAACATTAGCTCCAAACACAACATCCTTATGGTCTTCGCACCAATCCACATTCGGCTTCCCTGTCTTACCTGAACAGTTAATCAAAACGTGACTCGGATACTCCTTCAAAAGCAAATTCTTTAAGACATCAGCACTCTCTATATACCCTTGAATCAGCTTTGCGTTCGGAAGCTTAGTAGCAAGATAACCACCGATGTAACCACTCCCAATTATTAAGAAATTAAGAGCCATTCTTCTTACCCTCCTTCTTGCTTTCCTTCTTGCCTTCCTTTTTCTCTTCCACAGGGACTAATCCCATCTTAACCCTTTCTTCAGTCTTAGTATCTGAAGTAATCACAGGATTATCTACCTTCTCTTCAAGTATCTCCTTCTTCTTAATCGGAGCTGTCTGCACTACAGGAGGAATCGTAGAAGTTACCTCTACCTTAACAATCTCTGCCTTAGAAAGCGAAGCCATCAGCTTCTTCCTACGCTTAGCAAATTCTTTCCTCTTCTTCCTTCTACATTTCTTACATCTTCTCGGCTCTTCCAAAGCCTTCCTGATAAAAAATTGTTGCTCATCCTTAGTAAAAACATACTTGCTATTACATACTGTGCAAGTCATCATCCTATCTTGTAGCTCAATGCCCATAATACCCCCTCAGTTTTTCTTCTTCTTTGAGATAATCATAATTGCTTCTCTCACCTCAACCCAATGAGGCTTATTAGTAAACTGTGGAAGGACTTCATCCATACCCACAGCAATAACTCCGCTAACTCCTTTTACAAGAGTCCCTATCGGCTTCTTAGTTTTTGTATCGTAATATATCTTCCACTTGATAACTTCTTGAATCTCAGACTTCTTAATATCTACAACTATATCAGGCGTCTCACTCATTTCTCCTCCTTGTCTACCTGAAACTCAGCCTTCATAAGAGTCTCAAATGTTCCGCAGTCTGTCCAACTGCCTTCTAACTCTGCAAATAATGCACTCTGTCCCTTTATGTAATACCGATTAACATCGGAAATTTCGTATTCTCCCCTTCCGCTCGGCTTCAATGTCCCAATAATCTTAAACACATCAGGCGTATACATATAGATTCCTGTCAGAATCTTATTGCTCGGAGGGTCTTTCGGCTTCTCTATCACATCAACTACCCTGCTCTGCTCAAATTTAAGCACCCCAAATCTATGCGGAGTATCCGACTTCTGAAAGAACAACACAGCTTCACTTTGCACAGGAGACTCTTTGAAATCTTCAACATAATTACGAAGAGAGGTCTCAAAAATATTATCCCCTAAGATAACAACCATCTTGTCCCCATCCACAAACGGCTCTGCAAGTGCCAAAGCCTGAGCTATTCCACCTGCTTCGTCCTGAATGGAATAAGTGATTCTGACTCCCCACCTTGAACCACTACCTAAATACTTAACGACTCCCTGATAATTCTCTCCACCTGTGACTACGTGGATATTGTCAATCCCTGCTTCTATCAACCGTGACAATGGATATTCAATCATAGGAGACTTGCCAATCCTGAGCAAATGCTTGTTCGTTGCAATCGTAAGCGGTCTCAGCCGTGTTCCACTTCCGCCTGCAAGAATAATACCTTTCATTTATCCCTCCAATGAACTAATCTATAAAAGAACCCAAGAATAAAATCAGAAGCAATTCCAATCTTCCACTCAAAAAACTCCCAAAGAACTTCTCCTAATTTATGCTTATCTGTTAATTCAATCTTATCATAAGATACCCACGCCTTTTCATTCGTAACGAAACTATGTGTATCAGGCTCAACCATAAAACCATAATTATGATTATGCCACATTACTTCTACCTTATCCCAATCCAAATCCATAATCCCAACATAAATCATCCCCTCAGGAGTCTTTAATCTCGCTTGATTCTTAGTAGGATGGTATCTCAAAATACTGCAAACCCACTTCTTGAATAAATACTTTACTTCCCACTTCACTCTTCTCCAACCTTCCTGAATCATCATCCCTATAAGAATGAAAAGAAACTTAATGAAACCAAAGGGACTCATAAACTTCATTTCTTCTCCCTCCGTGCTATCCAAGCCTCTACTTTGAGCTGAAAATGATAATAATAAAACTTCAAAAAGTGCCAAGGACTTGAAAATCTCATTCTATTCCTAAATTCTTTTCCAAAGTTTCTAAGGTCTTTACTCTATCTTCTTCGTGAGCCATCTGTCTCCAAAAATAACGTCTCTGCTGTCGTGGTATATCAGCCTTCCTCATAAAGCCTTCCAAAGATGATAATAAAGTCAAGGCGTATCGGACTCGTCTTCTAAAATACCAACGCTTGATTCGTCTAATCATCCTTGCTTTATAAAATCTTTGTTAAAGAAATCGTAAGTCTTAGCAAACCCCTCGATATTACCTTTGCCATTACAACAATCATCTTGATTCGCCCACAAATATCTGAATTTCTCATAGTCATCATCGCCATCATAGCAAACTGAGAAATCCGCTCCCTTTATCCAACATACTTCCCTGATATTCTCATAATAATACCGCTTCTCTTCCGTAGAAAAGTGCAACGCCTGATTCTTCTGCTTCGTGGATGTGTCGAACAACCAAGTCAAATCTTGCCCTGTCTTATCCTTAATCCATTTTATATTCCAAGAAGATAACCTCAAGAATCCTGCAATGATAGTATTAGCTCCTGCGTCAATGCTCCTATCCACAAGACTCCAATCGAAGTATCGGAACTTCCTTGCTCCTGTAGGAAACTTCTTCTTCTGTGAAAAATAACCATCAGGATACATCGGAAACAACGGATTGATTCTTACTGCTGTATAAAAGCCTGCTTCGCTAACCTTCTTCAAAGCTTCGAGCCTCTCACTTGTCGAGCTTGCATTCCCCTCAAACTTCTTCGAAACGCTATCGTAAGGAGTCGTAATCGAGAACTGAATATACGCTAAATGCTTCTTCATAAACCTCGCATACTCAGCCACCAACTTATTCTTCGTGAGTATCAAGTAAGGATAATTGAAATGATTCAGCATCTTGATTATCGCATAGGTAGACCTTTCGAATTCTTCTATGTCCCCAAAGCAATCGGTCATTCCTCCAAGTCGAACAGGCAACCTCTCCCTTATCAACTCCTTGAACTTACCTTTATTATTAGAAAGAGCATCACTAAATATCTTTTCCAACTTATCTACATCGGCTACAGAAGGACTTTCAGGATTCCAAAGACTCCTAAACTCAAGGCAACTCTTAGCATAACAATAGAGACAATCATTCGAACAGCCACAACCATAGGCATCTAACTTAAAAGGATAAAAGCACCTATGAACTTCTCCTCCTGAAGGAAGCTTCAAGGGACTCTTAAACTCCTTACTTTTCGATGATTTCTTCCCTACCTTTTTCAGCGACTTCTCCTGCTTTAACTAAAAGCTCACCTATTACCTTAACCATCTGAGGCTTGCTTCTTAAAAAAACAAACTCAGTCTTTTGATGATTAGTCAAAACTGAGCATCTGCCATCCTTGTGAACTTTAACGTGGATGTGCTGATTGTTTTCTCCCTCAATCCTAAATTCGCTTACTGTTACTTTAAGCTCAGGCATCTGTTATCGACATCCCCCCTGTATCTAATAACTTAGCTTTAACAGGAACTCTTGGAAATTCTTTCACATCAGGAAAGCTCGCACACTCTACAGTAAATAACATCTCTTGAGCATTAACCTCTAAAGACTTAGGGTCAATACTGTCCTCAAAGTCACTACCGTCTGCATACTGCATCTTTAGAACTTTAGTCTTATCTGTAATGAGTCTCTGAAGAGCTAACCCAAAGTCTGTAGCAGTAATTATGAATACTTTTCTCTTTGCCATAATACCCTCCTATTATAATAACCACCAAGGATTCTCAGCATACCACTTGATTACTTTCTCAAGACCTTCAGCCATCTTCCACTCAGGTCTCCAACCTAAATTCTGAAGCTTGCTTCCTGAAATTGCATAGCGTCTATCGTGAACAGGTCTGATATGAGAATCAGGTATGAACGTCACTCGTCCTTCAGGCTTATCAAGAACTGCTAAAATCTTATGAGCTAACTGAACATTCTCTAACTCCTCAGCTCCTGCAATATGAAAGATGCCTCTCGACTTTCTCTGTATCAAGAACCATATAGCCGAGCAATGGTCTTCCACGTGCAACCACATTCTCTTATGTTTACCATCGCCATACACAGGTAACGGCTCATCAGCTAATGCTTTCTTAACAAACGCAGGAAGGACTTTTTGAATATGCTGATATTCCCCATAATTGTTTTCTGTCCTTGTAATAATAAATGGAATGCCGTAGGATTGACACCAACCTAAAACCAACATATCGGCTGATGCTTTCGTTGCGGAATATGGATTGGTAGGATTCAAAGGAGACTCTTCGTAAAAGAATCCTTCTTCTGCTTGTCCATACACCTCATCCGTAGAAACTTGAACCATAATTGTATCCTGACTCTTATAACCTTTTAGTTTCCTAATCTGCTCTAAAATATTAAAAGTGCCAAAGATATTATTTCTTACGTGAGATTCTGCGGAACGGAATGAATGGTCTACGAAAGTTTTTGATGCGAAGTGAACTACTATATCGATATTCTCAATAACATCTGAGATGTCGCCTTTAAGGTCTGCGTATACTAATTGAAAACGGCTATTATCTAAATAGCCGTCTAATCTTCGGAGATTCTTTTGGTCTACATTCATATCGAGACCAATCACCGAAACATCCTTGAAATTATCTAATGTATATTTAACGAACCGACTGCCTATGAACCCTAAACAACCTGTTACAAGCACCCTCCTCGTCATAAGTTATCCCTCGTTTACAGTTTACAATATAACGTAAGCTTAGAATAACACGAATGTTAGGAATTAGTCAAGTAATTTCTTAACAATTTGTTACTATTCTGTTTTGTTATTTTTCAGAACAAGTTTCTCTTGATACTAATTTGATATGTTTACACGGAACTGTTCGTCCCATTTGGTAGGCAACACAATCGCAGGTATTAAATTGCAGGTCTACTGTATAAACCTTATCCAACTCCCTAAAAGACTTAACTTGATACACTCCTTCCTTAATTTCTTTAACGAAATCAGGACTCAAGGGATTCGGTTTAGGCTTCGGAATTCTTTTCATCAAAGATTTTACCTACTCCATCTATGAATTGATTCTGAGACTTCATAACTCTTCTGACATCTTCTGTGATAGGCAAATGGTCAGCGAGCTTATCCATCTCTTTTCTGTCCCAACCTTTTGACAAATCGATAACGATTGTCTTCTTCTGCTCAGGCTCTTCTTCAATCTTTCTTATTTCTTTTATAGCCATCTCCATTTCCCTCCACTTCTCAAAGTCTAACTTGCCCTTTTGAAGCTTGTCCATAGATTTGATGCAGAACTTCCTTAATATCAATCTAAGCTTCTTCTCTTCTATCATTTATTCCCTCACTAATTTCTTAAATTTCAGAACGGTCTTCCATCTCAATGCCATCACATAGGCATCCGCTTCGTGATTATTAAGCTTCTTCCCACATTCTTGCTCAGCTATCATCTGAGTCACCCTCTTGTCAGCTTGTCCTTTCCACTCCCTAACCCCAACAAATTCTATCTTGTTTCGGTCTATCAAGGAAGCAGTAATCACTCCTATCGCAAGCATTAAGAGCTGAATACTCCTTGCATTCCTAACTGAGTAATCTCCCATCCTCATAAATGAATCAGGTAACTCTATAAGGACTAAATCTCCCTTATATTTCATCGCCCTGAAGTAAACGCTAATCTCTCTAAGCCTATCAATGAGAGTATCTTTAGGGTCTGTCCTAAAGGTATTCGAACTCACAAGTCTCCTACCATCTAATCGAGCTATCCCTATCGTAGTAATCGAAGGGTCTATCGACATTATCTGCATCAAGTTACCGCCAATCCATCCACAAAGAAGACATCCTGACCACCAATCATAGGCTCATACATCATCATATCATCTATGTAATTCCTCTGAATATTATCCAATTTGTCCTGAACCTTCTTCCTATTAACCTCATCATCCTCAGGAAGCACGCTTAAAAGCTGTCTGAGAGACCGTATAGCCTCCTTATCCTGCTCCTGAGCAACCTCTTTCATAGAGAAAAAGTCCTTAACCTCCTGATTTTCAAAGAATTCAGGCTTAACTTTGCGTCTCTCGTCCTTTGCAAGGTCGAAATATTCCTTGGTCAACCCTATAGGCATCGGCATCGGAGTATATTTCACTCCTTCGAAATGCTCCGCAAGCATCCAATAAGCAAGCTCTTTATTAAACTCTTCCTCCGTAATCTTCCCACTTGTCCTACGCAGGAACAGCTCCTTACCGAACCTAATGCTCCGCAACTCTTCTTCAGTCCTTTTAGATTCCACGGCTATCAAAAATACCTCTTTATCCCTATAGGCAATGGAGCTTCATCATCATACTTTCCCTCAAGTATCTTAACATAATTCGTATCGTTTTGAATAATGAAGTCGAAGCCAACCTTCCACTTTTTATCTGTAAATCCTAATAGAAATTTAGACTTCTCAATCCTATCTACAACCCTCTTATAATTATCCCTAAAGTGAGCCACAGAAAACCTTTGTTTCAAATGTTTTCTTCGCTCATCACTAACCTTTATAACTGCTGTCAAAGCAGGATATTTCTTTACAAAATCATTCCAATATGCCACAGCCTCTTCTTCAAAAACCTTGTAATCATTCTTAGGAGCAGGCTCTTTCTCAGGCTTCTTCTCTTTGCCTGCACCAAGAACAGCTATGATTTCCTCGGCTTTTTTGCTTGGGTCAATAACAACGAAAGGCTTAAATACTTTATTAAGAACTTTATTAAGCTCTCCATCGCACTCACCAAGAATCTTCTCGATGTCTTTCTTCTCTACCACGGCTACTTACCGTTCCTTCCGTTCTTCGTAATCTTGAATATATCATCGAACTCAGTCTCTACGTTCCTATCATTAAACAACTTCAGGATGTTCTCTCTCAACTTACCTGAAGGTCTAAACTCAGGAAACTTCTCATTCTTGAGATTCGACAGATATATCCTATTGATTCCGAGCATCTTAGCGACTTCGATGTAAGTCAGATTCGCTCTTGCCACCGCCTCCTCGAATGCCCTTTGCTTAATCTGAACTCTCACTTCCATAATTACCCTCCACCCCTTGTCTTCTGCAAGAGATAATTCTTCACGCTCGGATTCTCCGAACATAAAGGATACCCTGCCATAATAACCATCGTATTTGTATGCTGTCTTCCGCACCATTTGCACTTGAAGTATCCTGAATTCTCTTCAACCCAATAATGCGAATCGAATGCCCACTCAGCAATAGTCAAATCCTCTTGTTCTATGTCAGGGACTCTGTATACGTTAATCCTTTTTATCGGCATCGTCCCCCTCCAAACCGTTACTCTCGATGGGAGCAAGGTCATCTTTCGGCTTACATTTCTTTCCTTTGAAACTAACACCAACTTTTTTCCTCCCTATTGCTTCAACAATCTTTTGAACCGTAACATCTTTCAACCTTCTCTTCAACTTCCTATTATCTATTGTCAAACAATCAAGTAAATCTATTCCTGCTTCTTCACACTTTACAATAAAGTCATTGATGTCTGAAATCTCCCAAGTGCTACTTACCGTGAAACCATATTCTTTCCCTCCTGCAACAACCGCTCCGTGATTATCACAGTAAATCTTTAAGATGTCAGTAGCTTCAGTCCTAAGCTTCGTATGCTTCTCTATCTTAACCGCAAGCTCCTGAGCTTCTTTGTCATTCATCGGCATAGTGAACATTCTCTCCTCTGCCTTCATCGCAGGACAAAGATTCCAACAACCGCAATATGCACAAGTTTTCCCAAGCTTAGGCTCAAATTTCGTCTCATTCTCAATCAAGAAGACCTTTGACATTATCTTCTTCTCGATTGTAGCCAACTCATCTTCCTCAATCGTAAAAGTCTTCTGCCATTCGTGCCTTACGAAATCAAGCTCTATCTCAAACATCGATACGTGCTTGTATACTTGCTTCACTCCCCAAGCATAAATCTCAAGCTGAAACCTCGGAGCATCCATCAACCATCCTGCCTTGTAATCCGTAATCTTAGCTACATCCCCTGCTATCTGAAGGAAGTCTATCATAAACCTAAAGAAGACATCAGGAGCTTCCCAATCTACCTGCTCCCCTTTCCTATTGATAGCGATAGTTTCTTCTGCTCCAACCGCACTCTCAAGAGCCACTACGTGATGGGATGCGTAATTCTTAACCATCTCCAAGACTTCAGGATAATGCTCAGCTTCTAAATTCTCCTGCCTCAAAGCAAGGTAAGCACACTCTTCCCACTTCTCAAAATCCTGCTCCAACTTATTATTGAGACAATGCCGATTGTAGATATTGATTGCGTTATGAACAACTCGCCCAACTATCATCAATGGATTCGTCTCTTGCACCTTCTTCTCGATATGCTTCATCTTGAACATAAAAGGACAGGCTTCAAAATCCTGTATCTTTGTCCAAGAGAAAGACAATACCTTCTTTACCTCTTTAATTTTCTTAGCCTTCTTCGCCATATAACCTCCTGCTATCGGCTTTGCTTTTCAGCCGTTGATAACGGCTCTCCCATTTCGGATGTCTCGATAAGAGATGTGTAGCTATCCAAGCCACTTCACTCGCACCGTGAATCCCTCTACTTCCTGTATGATGCTCAAAACAAGATGCCCAAAGATTCTCATCACTATCGTCATTCCTATTCCTGCTGATGTGATGAATATGCTCAGTCTTTCTTCCACATATCTCACAATTCGGATGCCTATCAGCGTAATCCTGCTGAGCCTTTGTCCTGCTATAGCTTCTCTTCTTCATCTTTAGCTTGCTTCTCATCTATCTTTGCATTAAGTCTCTTCTTCAGCTCCTCAAGCTTATCCTGCTTCTTATAGGAACGATAGATAGCTATTCTCTTACCTTGCGGAATGCTAAGTATATCAAATCCCTTAGCGATGTCTTCAGGAATAACGTCCTCTGTAACCTCTGATGCTTTAACCTCAATAGCGTTCGAGATGTCCACGAAGTGCCTTCTCTGAATAAAAGCTGTAGAAGTATAATCAAACTTCTCGAATATCAACTTCTTCAGACCACTATGTCCAATCTTAGCTTCCTGAGCTAATATTTCGAGCCTCATTCTCTGAGTATCCGTAATCGGAGCTTCAGGATGATTCTCGTCCTGTCTCCTTTTGACCGCTCCTGAATAGACATCAAGAGCTATACCAAACATCGAAGCACACTTCTTAACGCAATCAGAGACCGCTCCTTTCATATCATTGCCAAAGTCAAGGTAGCCTCCACCCTTCCGCTCTTTCAAATCAGCCTTACCAAAATTGGTCTTCTTGACAATATCTCCCTTATTACTATATAGTTTCAAAGAACCACGGACTATGAATTGTCCAACCTCTTTCGCTTCAGTAAGACTTGTCTGCCACTCGATGTCAAAATCCCAACGATGCCCTGTAAGAATATTCAACTGCTCAAGAACGTATCCAATGTCTACATAATCAAAGGTCATTCCTCCTTTACCCTGACGCTTACGAATCTTGTAACGTGGAGTCTCATTCAATAAGAGATTCCTTTGAGCTTGGTCGAATACCTGTGGAATACTATTTTGAATCTCTTCCACAAGCTTCTTCTGCTCCTCATTCTCAAGAGTAATAAGGTCTTTGACCTCTTCTACTTTCTTGACAGCTTTCTTTTTCTTAGCTGTCTTCTTTTCCTGTGGCGGAATCACTTCCTGAACCACATCTTTTTTCTCGTTTTCCATATTAGCCTCCTTTACATAGAGAACGACTTTACCTATATTATATTGGATGTTATAGTTTTAGTCAAGTGAAATTATGTTTTAATTAGGTAGGAATTTTAGGATAGACTTCTTAAAGTAATTCTTCAGGAGTAGGCTCTTCTTCCTCTGTCCCTGTAAATCTCTTAATCACTTCTTCATTGATTGATTTGCGGAGTGCTTCATCTCTAATTGTCACGATAGGATACCATTGCCCATCGCCACCTTTGGTCTGTGGCATAGCAACGAAGATTCCATTCTGTCCTTGAACTACTCTACAACCTCTAATCACTATCTTATCACTCAAGGATATATCGCAGAATGCTTTTAAGGCTTTTGATTTGTCTGTAAGCTCTGTCAAACGGATAACTTTAATCATTTCTTTCTCCTTCCATCGAACTTCCTTAAATAATTTATCTTCTTATCAAATTCTTTGACCTCTGCATCACACATACTGCTTATCAATTCAAAGCCTTCCTCACATTCCTTTTGAGTCTTACCCCTGATAGTAACTTTAAGAAACTTAGTCATCGCATACATTTCTACCTCCTTAATGAATCGTGCTGATGTTTCCTCAATAGCTTCTTTAATGTCTTCTTATCCGTCCCATATCTTGCTACCACCGCATCCATACCACCGTGAACCATCACAACTACCTTATTCCTTTTAAGAGCAATAATTTGGTCAGAACAAGGATAATCGATTACTGCATACTTCGGCTTAGACATCTTGACCGCCCTTCATTATCTCATAATTCCTATATATGAACAACAGCATATACCTTCCCCAACACATAAAATTAAAAGTCTTCTGTTTCATATAATGAGATTTCCACTCCATTGTTTTCAAGAAAGAATTTACATATTCCTGAATGATTTGGTCTGCCCTCTGCCAACCCCAATCTCTTGCCTCTAATCTTGAAGTCCTCCTTGCCTTGATAACAAGCTCTATCTCAAGGAGAGCCATCTTATCTGCCCATTGCTTAGTAGTCACCCTATTACCTCAACTAAACCAAAATCAAAATTCTGCTTTGTTATCCAAAAATCCGTTCCATTCATAGATAAGTAGACTATCTTCTGACCGCCTGCTAAGGTATTCTCCCCTACATAAGTAACAATCGAACCTAAAGGAATCGAGAATGGCTTATCATCCTTATCTAATGGAGAGATAAGAGACCAACAAAGACCATAAATAGTCCTATATCTTTTCTGCATAATATTGGAGAGGTATCCTATGGCGAGTAGAAAAAATCCACCAAAAACAACTCGCACTCTCGGTCTAAAAAGTCTCTTGCGAGACAGATTGGATTGGATTTAGAGCCTCAGCAATAGAGCATAGGATAACGCTCTCGTTTCCTTTAGTCGTTTAATCCAAGATAATTAGCATTATTGTAAGGATTACCATCCCCTGAAACATCCTTGTAATGCCCACTCACATACGTCCCATCACTTCTTGAATAAGGACTAATGTAACGTATTTCTGCCTGTGCTACTGAGCAGAATGCGAACAGAGCAATTACCAATACCATCAACATAGCAACTGTCTTCATTTCCGAACCTCCTTCCTTTCTTTTATTAAACCTGTAACTCGATACTGAAATCTTCTAAATCTTCTACTCCTACGAATACTGCTTTAATCTCATTCTTCTCAAACCAATGGCTCAGGTATTTTAGCTCTTCCATAGGAAACTTGCTTCTCTTAGTCTTAATAAGATAAGTCTTTCCTTTCTCAAGAGCGTATCCTGCTCCTTGATATTCAAACTTAACAGCAGGCTTATCATAATACTTCTGAACCTTTATCATTGTCTGTATCGCAATCACACAAACTACAACCAAGAACGTCAATGGAATCAGATATAACCAAATCATAATTGAACCTCACTCCTTCTTTATTTATATCTTCCTAAAGCAGAATCATTGTATGCACGTCCACATCCCTTATAGACAGCAGTATCTTCTTGCGGATTAGGAAGCTCTATAGCACTACATCCTATGCAATTCTGCTCCCTGTCTACCATAGCGACAACTTTCCCACACATCGTAAGCAATATAATAACTACAACTAAAACTAAATACTTCCTCATACTCTCCTCCTCACTTATTAAAATCATCCCTCAGCATATTGAAACCTCTCGCAAGCTTGTATCCTAAAGGCATCAGGATTATCTCATCAATTAGGTCTCTAATATGTAAATTCTCCAATTCAGTCTCCCCCCTGCCACAACAGCATTTGTAATCCTTCGGATGAATACAAATTTCCTTCTTCTTCGGTTTCACGAAATTAAAAAGAAAGCGTTTCCTTTCTATCCCAAAAAAAATCACAGCTCCAACTTCAACTGTTCCTTCTCAACCTTATCAATTCTTATCGGATAATCTATTAACTGAAAAGGCTTTGCTCCTGCGAACTTCGATGGAATCATCTTCTGATGAGACATTTTCCCTAATGTTCTAAGCTCCTCAGGAGATAGCGTCATCGTGCCTTTCACTCCTGTTTCTTCTGAAAAAGTAAATCTAACAGGATTATGATTCTTAATATAATCTCTAACATTATAATCCCTAAGAGAAGCTTTACCTTGAAAAAGTTTTTTGATATGCTCCTCTACTAATTCACCATACTTCGCCTTCTGCCTTCTCTGACCTTTATTTCCCATCTTCCCTCCTTAAATATTTCTTGAAGAATCTCTCCAACCTTCGATACCAAAGATAGTATTCCTCCCTGTCAATGGTCAACATACTAATTATCAAAACTTTCTTCTTGTCCACAACCTGCGTAATTATCTTAAACATCAATCTACCCTCATTTCAGCAACTTTATTCCTTCGAGGATGCCCATAGCGAGAAGAAGTCCTGCCAAGGCGATGATACATACCCCTGCAATTATACCACTATCCATTCTCGACTTCCTACCGTAATACTCCTGCCTCTCTTTATCATTCGGATAAATATTATCTAAGTGCATAATTCCTCCACGATTACCTTAACTCTTTTATATGATAGAGGTTTCTTTCTTTTCTGTAATTTATAAGGCACTTTGTTATATACTCTTGGATAATATAAAACCTTGAGACCATCTCTCTGATTCTTACTAATCTCATTAGGCTTACTGAATCTAAGCACGCTTAGAGAACCTTCATTCATCCATCCTGATATTGACTTCTTATTCTTCTTTTCTACAGGATGCCAAAATTTTGCTCTACCCTTCCACCTAACTGTTGTTCGACTTATCTTTCTAACCGCCCAAACGAATCCTTCTTTATCAAGTTTCTTGCATTGAAGGCGATATTTGACTCTTTCTTTCCTAAAACATTGACCCAACGTATTACTAAGCACGAGATTAGGATTATCAAGAGTAATCTCTATAGCCTCCCACATCTTCAATCCTCTCAAAACAGCAAAAAGATTTTCGTATCTATACTTTCTCTTTATGCTCCAAAAGATTTTATTAGGATTTATCTTCTTAATCTTGATGCTCATTTCCTACCTTCTGACTTTCTTAATGTCTTTCATTTTCATCGCCCAATCGAAATGCCAACTACGAGTCAACGAACGAAGCAAGAGACTGATAATCTTAACAAAATACTTATAGGACTGCTTACTTGGAAATCTTGCCCTTATAACTATCTCGACTTTAGTTTCTTCCATATTATATCACCTCTTCCCTTCCAACATCTTAATCCTCTCCTTCAACTTGAGTATCTCCCTTTGTGCCTTCCTGTCTTTTGCCTGATGATGAACCGCAATCAACTGATTCCCTGCTCTCTTCGTAACTGTGTAACCCTTCTTAACCCTCTTTAACTCATTGTCATCTAAATAGACATCAAGATATTCTTTCTTCCTTAGCCGTCCCATTTTATCCTTTCTGAAATATCCCTGCTATCTTTTCTATAAGTGTAGGTCTATTGACAATAAAACTCTGCCTGAGCGAAACATTCATAATTGTTCCGAGCCTTCTCCAACTCTTTGCATTGACTCCTCTATAGAGAATCCTGACCCTGCTATTCTTTCTGAAGCGAATTTCCTCTATCTTCAGGTCAATCTGAGAAGCTACTCCCCTTGTCTTCTTTTGCAACCTATACTTCCTACTTCTCTTCTTATGAGTCTTCATACAATCTCCTTCTCGAATCTAATATCAGCTCCATTGACATAAGATAGGCTTGCAAATATTCTCCATCTCTTCGGCTTCTCTTGCCTGATAGAAATATATATCCTGTCCTTGCCCTTCTTACCTGCCTTTTGTTCTATAGCGAAGATGTCTATTCCTTTGAAAGATGCTATCTTCTTAGCATTACCATACTGCACTATCTTTTCAGCTCCTGTTGCTCTCTTCATTTGACTCCTCCTTTCATTTTTTTAATTCCTCTTCCTGATAAGTCATTCCGCATAGAGTGCATATAAAACCTTGACCTGATTCTTTTCTACCTTCGCTTAGATTCGTTATGTCCCTATAATAAAAGGTAAGCTTCTTCGAATAACATCTGAGGCGATGCACAAGATAATAAAATAAAGGAAATAGTTTATCTGACAATCTCAACTTCAACTGTGATAAGTCCCTCATCTAATTCAGCTATCCTGCTGAATGCTTCTTTGGTCAGGTCTACAATTCTTCCGAGCTTTTTATTAGCTCCTAAATCATTAACCCTAACCTCAACTGATTTGCCATTGGCTTGATTTGTAACTTCAAGAATTGATTCAAAAGGAAATTGATATGATGCACAAGTCAAGGCAGTAGGCGAGAACACCTCACTCGTGGCAGTTTTGGTATCTAACTTCTCGCCACCGCCATACCAAGAAGCGACTCCTATATAAAGGATTCGCTCCTCCTGTTTATTTAATTTGGTATTGCATTGATAGAAAGCCAAGGAAATAGAAACAGCAATCCAAAACAAAATCAAGATGATAAGATATTTCCTATCGTCCATTTATTTCTTACGCTTATCTAAATAGATTAGATTTTCTAAACTTCCACCTTTGAATAATCTCAAAGGAGAAAAATTCTTAGCTGTTTTTCTTTTGTAGTGAATATGTAATGTGGAATCTCTTTGGATGATTCGAACAATGATTTGACCGCCACTTGAATCATTTACTGAAATGATGGTCGGCTGATACGTGCGAGATTTCTTTCTTATCGGAGATAAGTGTTTCATTCATCCTCCTTCTTTCTCGTTGCAGAGTGCAACCTTATTTTATGTTGTCTTATATATGAACAACCTTGTCACTAAGTATACACTATCTCATCTGATTTTGTCAAGTTTTTTTTAGTTATGTCTTTCATCTTCCAATCGATAGAAGATTTGTCTTTCGAATCAGGATGATTCTTATGCCACTCTGTCCAAGAGCGAAGTGCCTGCTCCAAAGTAGTGATTATAAACCTTCGGACTCCTGCCTCTCCGCTCTTAATTGAAATATCTATTCTGATTTTAGATTCCATTTCACCTCTCTCCCTTGGCTAATCGTATATTACATTCCCAAGAATTAAAACTCTTATACTCCCTTGCTTCTGACATCGGACTTGCACAAACTGTAAACTTTGCTTTACCGCTAACAAGATTCTCTGAAGAACCTTCAAAGCCTCCATTCAATTCTTTCTCATACTCCTTACCTGCTTCTATGGCTTTTCGGCTATGAGTATCAATTCTCTTAACTAAATCGAATCGAGATTTCCTCTTAGACCCTTGCCACTCTGTAACAATCAGATAATATTCGGTCATTCATTCCTCCTTCTCTTTTAATATCGATACATCTCAAATGCTTCTTTATCGCACTCTACAAGCTTCTTGATATGTCTTTCTCCAATCACCTTGTCTCCCTGATGCTCTATCCACTCGTAAGACTTCTCTGCGAAGTGACAATAGATAGTCCAATCGTGGATGCCTCCCCTGACAGCTACCCATCTAAGCATCTGTCCTGAATTCATCATATTGATTCCTTCAGGCGAGTCAACTATCTCTCCTTTCGCAAAGATGGTCTGAGGCGGTAAAGCCTTCAACTTCTCTAATGTTAGCATAAAATACCCCTTTCTTGAGCCTTAAACGGCTCGTAGAGCCTACTTCTCAGAGACCCCTATAGTCAGATACCCCTGCTTTTAGCTGTGATAAAAACCTATTAAACTTAGCCACCGTTGCTTCTTTGGTAGGCTCTCCCCTAAGATGTTCTAACTTGAAAATCTCTCTTCCATAATTTTTATAATGTTTTCTTATTCGACTTAATGCCTTATCTGTAAGCATCCAACTCACAACTTTCTGTTTCTCAGGCTTAATAGAGAATTCAAAATTCTGATTTCTTAATGGAATCAAATCTTCTTCCTTTACAACATCCCCATACTGTTCCATCATTTTCCTTTCTTGGCTTCGATTGCATTATCTCCGTGCCTCTTCTTCCTTGCGACATATTGCTTCCCTAATTGAACACACTTTCTCGGTATCGCTATTCCGTATTCCCTAAACTTCTCATTGGCAAACTTCTCCGCTTGAGCTTCTCTAATATAGCTCCTCTGCTTCTTATGGTCTAAGACTACGTGTCCTATTTCGTGGAAGAATCCGTGCAAAGTAGAACGAGTCGCTACCTCACTATCAAAATGGATAACAGGCTCATCCCAATTCACAAAGCCTCTCTTATGTCCTTCGTCTCCACAGAGACCTCTGCACCAAGAGATTTTGTATCTCTTCAATTCAAACTCGGCTATTTCTCTATATGTCATATCACACCCCTTAATAGGGTAGGCGTTTCCACCTACCCCATCTCCGAGACTTATTTCTTGTTTACCTTTATCTCAGCAACTTCGAGGATTCCATCAAGAGCTTTCCTCTTTAATGAAGCTCCACTTCCAAACCAAATATTCTTTAGCCTGTTAGTAGCGTCTTCTTTAACGCCTCTAATTGTCCTGTGATGGTCAACATATTCAGTCACCGCATTATAAGCAGTCCAAGCGGAATGCTTAATATCGGCTTTGTCATTTCCCTTACCGCTCTCGAACAACGCAAGCAAATCATTTCTCTGATTCAAGAGAATCTTTTGCTCTTTGTCTTCAACAGCTTGTCCAAACAATAGCTGATTGTAATAAGCTTCGACCTGAGCTGTATTCAATTTTACATCAGCAAGCTGATTCGCAATTCTCTCAAACTGAGCATACACGTTAATCGAGATTCCAAGAACCTTACGTGCATCATCAATCTTC